AATACAATCAACATTACCCAAGTAACACCACCAAATGATAAATTATCATTCAAGATTGCTAACTCAAATCAAAAGATCGAAAAGATTGCCTTCAAAGCTGTCGAGAACATCTACGGACACAACGTTGCCATTGAATACTCTGAAAAGTTTCATCGAGCACCCGTTTCCAATGACGCCCTCATCACTGATCTTCTTAGGAACAACTCAACTGGAGTACCTCGCTGTAAAGACCCATCATACCTTAAAAGTTTAGACCACATCAAGAAATTGTGTAAACCATCTAAACCGCTTAAACATATCCACTTCTCTGGAACACGTATGTATGACCTTAACAAAAGCGGCTCTGCTGAACTCCCCTATGTCACTGACCCCAAAGTCAAACGCGCAGTTAGACAACGGTACCAAGCTGGAGAAATTGCAAATGAATCACTTTCTAAAGGAAATTGTATGAACATAATCCTTGAAAAAGAACGAATTCGAGTGCATCAGATCAAAGATCAGCTCCTGCCAAAAGAAAAACTCACATACGACACACGTATGCACGCTAGATCTCATTTAACATCTATTTCGTTAACTAAGATTCGCGCTGTTTATGGAGTTTTCTGTACCTTAATCTTCGTTGAAATAATGCTTCTATGGCCACTTTTTGCATCACTCAAATCTCACGATTCGATGATTGCATGGGGATATGAAACCTTTAAAGGCGGATTAGAACGTTTAAGACAAAATGTTTTAGGATACACCTACCACTTTAGTCTCGACTTCTCTACCTTTGACAAGCTTCTTCCCTTTTGGCTTTTCGATGATATCTATGAAATATGGATGTCTTATTACGAATTTGGCTTTTACTATGATGACGACCCCGACTGGCCCAACGGTCACACTGACCCCAACCGTCTTCTAAATTTGTGGGAATACATGAGCTTCTGCCTCAAATCCCAAATCTATAGAGCACCGGATGGATCACGTTACCGACGAGAACACAGCGGTCTTCCCTCAGGTATGTTACAGACTCAACTTCTAGGTAGTTTCTGCAACGCCACAATTGTTTTAAGCGCCTTAGCCCATATCGGTATCGATTTAGATACTGTGTATTTCAAAGTACTAGGAGATGATGGACATTTTTCAATAATATTGAAATATTCCTTAACCTCTAAGAACTTAGAAAACATTGCGCTATATTGCAAAATCCATTTCAATGCTATCATTAATATTGAGAAATCAATATTTCAAGAAGGATCAGAAAATTTGCAGTTTTTAAGTTATCAACTTCACAAAGGAGCAGTCCGACGTGTAAATGATGACCTAATTGCTAAATTACTCTTCCCAGAATACTCGCACTTTTCCGTAGAAACTACGAAATCACGAGCATTCGGCATTATGATTGCAAACTTAGGATATGACCCACTCATTCATGCAGTGTGTATAGACATTTTAAAATATCTCGAATCAGTTGAACTATCAACTACTGGACTCGATTGGTATGACAAGCAAAAGCTTTCTCGTATCATTGAATCTTTTAGTAAATTTCCAACGCGTTCTGAGCTCTTTTCAATGGCCCGTACTCCTCAATATGAACCTGGTGATCCTAATTTTATTAAGTATATTCGCTGAGAAAATTCAACCTTCTAGTTACATAACCAAAGCGAATATACCGGAAGTCATCCTCTAACCTTTAAAAATTTTAGTTGTATGTCGACCGGTATATTCTCGATTGAATATGTTACAGGCAGGCTTCGAGTTCCTCTTAGCACCACCTCTTGAGCTCGACCCTCAG